CGGAACAGCTGGAATGCCTACTTCTGGAGCGGCCGAGCTCAGCGCTCAGCAGATAGAGGCGGCCATCGACCGTGCGACACCGTACAAGCAGATGTTCCAAGGGGGCGCTCCGCCTCTTGAGGAACTGGTGTTGTTTCCGGCGAAGTCCGAGATTGGAGTGGCGCACACGTTTTATGGATGCAATGCTCTCCAGCTTGGAACGGTTCCGACCCGAGGGCGCACCCTTAAGACGGCTTTCAAGCCCACGTCGTATCAGGGGGAGGTTGTAGCGTTTGCCGATGCTCATCAGATGTTCCGGAATTACGCTATTCCCGAGTTTCGAGGAGGGATGCTCAATGGACTTTATTTTAGCCCGTGGATACATGCCCTTCGTGACTCGAACACCGTGCGCACCCAGTACCACGAGGAAGCGCGGGAGTATGCGGAGCAAGTCCTTGGATTAGGGCGCTTCGAAGGCCCTCTCACCGAGGAGGAGGCCATCCGGGGTGTTCCAGGTGAGTTCAACGCAGTCAATTTGAAGACGTCCATGGGTCCACCTTTTGGAGGTCCTAAGACCGCGCACATTGACCGTGAGAACCTGGAGTTGAGTCCGCAGTTAGTTGCTCAGATCGATGAGATTGAAGCCATCCTGGCCATGGATCGTGTTCCAATTGTTTTTGTGGAAGCAACTTTGAAGGATGAAGTCTTGAAAGCGGGGAAGAATGCTCGGGTGTTTTGCCAGCTTCCGGCAGCCTTCAACATTGTTCTCAAGCGGTACACGGCTTGCATCAAGCGCGCGTTCCGCGCGTCAATGCTCGGGTCTCACAGTGCGGTGGGTATTGACATGGGTTCCAGAGCGTGCGAAGATCTGGTGCAGTGGCTTCATGATTACCCGTACCTGTACGATCTGGATGGGGTCAAGGTTGATAAGAACTGGACTCCAGAGGTGTGGGATGGCGTGATTGAGTTCATGCGCATAGTGGCCACGGAATGCTCTGGAGCCTCGTGCGGACGGCGGCTCGAACTGCTCATGATGGGCTTGAAGGACGCGATTATTTCGATCAAGGGGGATCTCGCCATCTTGAATTGGAACCCGTCCGGAAACGATGTCACCGTGGAGCTGAACATCATAATGCTCACTTTGATGTTTCGCAAGGCGTTCAAACAGATGTCAGTTTTGTCCGCTATATGGTGGGTGCTTTACGGTGACGACGCTCTTTTGGCCTCAAGAGAGCGGCTCCCGGCGGACTTCTTTACGGAGTTCAAGAGGTTGACCGGTATGGAGTTGACGAATGGCGCCAAGACGGACTCTGTTAGCCCAGAGCCCGTGGACATCACGAGACTGGTCTTTCTGAAGCGTACCTTCCGGTACGATGAGGAGTACAGAACGTGGACGGCCCCTCTGCAGGAGTCGAGCATTGTGAAAATGCTGATGTACCGGGGGAAGAGTGCGCTGTCGCCGGCAGACCATGAGGTGGCACTGGCTGAAGCGGCCGCGCGGTATGCCGTTTTGCATGGAAGGGCGTCCTACGCAAAGTGGACCGCGTTGATTCAGCGCATTTGTCCGCCAGCGCGGCTGCAAGATTATGATTGCGCAATGGAGGCGTATGCGATCGGTAAATACACCGATTGGCTGGATCGTAACGTTGTGCATGACGGATCGCCCGATCCGAGAATCGAGCGGGGGGAAACACCTGACGTTTCGCTTACCCTTGTGCGACAAGGGAAACAATCGAATATGACTACTCACTCATCGGAGGCGCACAATGCTGCGCAGTTGTCAAATCCGGCTCCGCCGGAACCACTACCTACGTCTATGGTCGCTCCCCCAGGCTCTGGAGAGCAGACTGTGGCGGACTCGACGCAGTTGTCCGAGGACGCCGTGCAGATTGTAGGGCCGCCCGCGCTGATTCGAAGCACCGCGAAAGGAAGTTTCGCCGTATTTCAAGAGCCCCCCACGTTTGCGCTGGGATCTTTTCCCGTGCGACCAACGCGTGTGCGGACGGTGACTTTGGCGTCCACAAACAATCCGCTGAATTGGGGGGCTTCCGCGCGGGTTGACCAGTTTCAGCTATATGAGAGCCTGTTTACCAATCCAGCAATGGTAGACAAGCATAGGAACTGGACTTACTGGCGAGGCACGGTAACGTTGATAGGCGTTCTTTCCGTTCCGGGCAATGCGTCAGGGGAGTACGTTGTTACGGTTGCTCCTACCATTGCCACTCCGGCCTCCAACCCGCAGGACCAAGCACTAGGTGACGAGTCGTGCCTGTCTCTTGAGCACTCCGTTCGCGTTCCGATCTCAACTAGCGCTGACTTCACTTTGTCGATTCCTTTTTGGAGCGTTGACGACGTATCTTCCTTTACGCCAGCGTGTGATTGGACCGTCATAGTCACGTGTCTTTCTCCGTTGCGTACGTCTATTCCGGGAGGCGTCACCACTGGATTGCTGACTATGTACGCCAAGCTTGAGGACGACTACCAGTACCTCATGCCGCGGTGGCAAGGAAAGTTTGTTGAGAAGGTGAAGGAAGCACGCGAGAACAAGACTGTGTCACGCACGGCACGGACCGTCGAGAGGATAGCCGGTGCCTTGACTGCGGTTCCGGTTATTGGAGCAGCAGCGTCTATGGTGGCGAATGCGGCCTCAACCGTGGGGGCCGTGGCTGAGTTTTTCGGGTTTTCAAGGGAAAACCAGGAGCCAACCATCACCACGCTGGCGACTCGGTCAGTTTCGAACGTTGCCTCTGTGGACGCCGTGGATTCTGCGAACGTTGCTGGTTTTTTGACCTCCAACCACATTTCCATTTCTCCTGACATTGCTGGTTCACCCGCAGAGGATACCATGGCGTTTGAGTCAATGGGAGCGCGCTGGACCGCGGTCGCCAACTTCACATGGAGTGCCGGAACAGCTGCCAACACGGTCCTGAAGAGTGTGCCTGTCCACCCGGGCTACGGGTACGGGAGCACAACGGTCATGCGTCCCACGGCCGCGGGGTACTGCTTGCTACCATTCCAGTATTGGCGTGCGGATGCAGAGTACATGATCGTTATCCCGGGATCGAACCTTCACAGGGGCGCTCTCCAAGTACTTTACGTGCCTGGAGTGACAGCGCCCGTGGCGGGAGATAACGTGACGAATCTGGGTTTGAACGCCATCATGGACATTAGCTCGGAG